CTCTGCCACGTTGGCATAGATGTCTTGCATCACGGCGTTGTTGGTGAGGTTCGTAGCCCTGCCGCCAACCTCGTCCCGGAACATAGCGCTTAGGTTCTGCAACCCATTGCATGAGCCGTCCATGCTAATGGGCAGGTGGCTAACGAATGTGTCCGGGGTATTGATGTAGGACTCATACTCAAAGCACCACGCCAAGAACTGAAGGGGGTCGCCAGCTTCCTGCCACCCGGAGTTGTTCACGGGATCAGCAGCGAAACTCAGCAGCAAGTCCTTACGTTCCTGCACCCACTTCATGCGGTCATCAAGAGTGGCCTTATCAAAGCCCCACTTGTTAGCGCCCTGTACGTGGAACCATCTGACACTGTGCTGGTCGTTGAGGGGTAAGCCCTTAGCAAACTGAATCAGCGCCTTGCTCATGTCGCTGCCTTGTGGGTTAAGGCCATAGGTCAGGGGGTAGAGTCTGCCCCTGCTGTCCGCAAAGTACACAAAGTAGATTGCGGGGCAGTCTCGGAACATCTCAGCAGCACGGGTGGCTGAGTAGAAGCGAGCATACCGTACACCTAGCAGCTTGCGCTGGGTATGCCACTCAGTAGTCTCCCGCTTCCATGCCTTGAACTCTTGGAGCTTGTCGGCAGGCCACCCCTCTTTGGGTGCCTTGGTCCACTCCTCCTTAAGCCACTCAGGCTTAGGTGGTGCGGGGCTGTCAGACAAGCTAACGATCTCCTTGGTTGAGAACTCCTTGGCTACTGCCATCACCGTGTTCAGCAACCGGATGTTGACTGCCCACGCCGTGCGCTGTAGGGCATTGACCGCATTGAATACCACCGGCATGTCTGCCTCGCGGCTCCGGCCACGGGCTATCGCACGCCCATGCACAAGGTTGCAGTTGCCCCGCTGCATTTCTCGTGTGTGATACCCACCTACTACCCCCGGCCCCCAGTCTAGAGGGGGCTCTACGCACGGGCCATACACAGGCATGGTGACTGCAACGTAAGCCTTCACCCTGTCGATGCGCTCTACAATCTCAGGGTTGATGTAGACCGCACGCTCACCTAGCTTGTGGCTTGTGTTCCCCCGGCTAGCGGTGACGATGCGGGCCTCAGTACCTAGCTCAATCAGACCCGCTGTCTCCAGCAAGCCCATGAGATAGAACCCAACCTGCTCACGGCTACCGATGTCCCACTCTGCTACAGGGATACCTCGCTGCTTAGCCTGCATGGTGAACACCCGCATACGGTGACGGGCATCCTTAGACATACGCCGCCCAAAGTCATTAGCCAGTGTCTGATACAACTCAGGGGCACCATCGTGAATCTGGGCTAAGACTAACTCCCGGTGTACGATGAGCCCGATACCATAAGCAAGGCCGCGATGGGTTTCCGGTTTGCTGGATAGTAAGATGCTAATGGTGTGCCGCACTGCGAGGAAGGCGACTGCCTCGGGGTCGAGGCTACCAAGTAGCATAATGTGGGCTTGCCTACGTCCGGGCTTCTTGACCTCAAGGTCAGACTTGATGACACCAGCGAGGGGTAGGACGTATTCACGGAACAGCTCCTTAGCGTAGGGGTTTTGGTGGGCGCGGCCCTGCTCTTCGGCACGGCCCATCGCTGTCTCAGCACGGTTGATACCGCCCCGGTACATACGAAGTTCTACTTCTCGTTGGTTAAGTAATGTCATACGTCTGTTCTAATGCCTTTAAATCTGGGTTCACGAAGAAGCCCGTTAACTGTTAGGCCCATTGCTTCCACCTCGATGTACTGATCGAGGATAGCGTTAGGGTTGTTGACATACTCTTCGGCCTGCTGCTGAGTCAGCCCGGTGCTTACTTTCTGAACCTCACCGTTAAGGTCGAAGCATAGCACGCAGGTTACCTTACCTGTCTTACTACCTACATCTGCGATGACGGCCCCCACCTGTACGGTGTGGCTGATGAGGGGCTTGATCTTGATGAACTCCCCGCCCTTACCTGCGCCTACTTCGTACTTGCCGTTAGCCCTAGCAAGGATGGCCCCGTCGAAGAAGCAATCAGTGCGGGCCTTGTTCTCTAAGGCTACGCCTCGGGCTACTGCTAGCGCATGGTCTAGGCCGTAGGCGGCGAGCACACTGTACCGGGGCACCAGTACCTGAGATGGCACAGTGTTGTTACGGTACACGACAAGGTTGCCAAGGCGGTCAATGTACTTGGCGGGGTAGATACGGCCATCACTCTGGCCTAGCACAGGTAACCCATCAACCACGTCGAAGGGCACCATGTCAAAGGGCACGAACTGTAGCTGAGGCTGGGGGCTATGCCTACGGAAGGCCCCGCTGATTACGTTGAACTCCTCGCCAACCATCCAAGCCTCGCCACAGATAGCAAGCCTACCCTTAACTAAAGGATACAGGTCAAGCAGGCTAGCAGCAATGTGATCCATGCTGCGCACTAGCTCCCCGCTACGGCTATAGGTAGCAAGGTGCTTGCCATCCTCGAAGCAGAAGACTGCGTGGCAGCCATCATACTTAGGGCTGATAACCCAGTCGGTATCAGTAAGCGCAGCACGGGCCTTCTTACTAAGGTTGTCTAACTCTATACTTTTATGGACGATGCAAGAAGCCATGCTGGGGTAACTCCGGTCTGTGCGATTCATCGCTAATACAATAATGTCTACGGCCTCAAGGAAGGTAGTAGTCGGTGTTAGCTTGTGCTCAAGTTGAGCATACAAGTCTGCCTTGCGTTCGTCGATGCCGAAGTTGATAGCTTCTACACAATCGTAGATGTTATCAGCAATCTCACCTAAAGGTAAAGACCTGTCTCGTGCATACAGTGCTGAGGCTAGCACATAGGCGTTTCCTAAATTACTCATTCTTTTCTTTTCTTATTAATACGGGCGAACTCCCCAAGGAATAAACCATTGCAGTTAAGGTGGTCGATATGTAACTCACCGCTTTCTTCGTCTCTTGCTGTCAGCCCGTGCTCCATGATAGCGGCGTAGTGTCTCATCAACCCGTCGAGATAACGGCGCTCATTATCTTCTACCTTTCTCCAGCTATGGGCTTTATATTTCTTAGCTCCAAACATCAGGATAGTAACTACACCCTGCAATGCTCGTATCATACCCTTGCCAGATAGGAGCAGGCCCCACTGTGCTTTACCTGCATCGAACTTCAAGCCACTAGCTTGTCCTAGCTTGCTAGCTGGCGGAGCAGTCGTGGCAGTTACTTTGTACGCTGTCCCTATCGCCCCGGGTTTGAAAGTTTCTTTTATAATAAATCTTTCTTCTTCCATGCTTGCATTCTCCGAATGGTTATAGATACAACCTAGCTTACACTAGGCTGCGATCTATTAGTTAGTTAACAAACTCTGGCGCTTATACTTAGAGTTTTGAGTGTACCTCGAACGAGCAAAGCCACCACACCCACCGCATTGGTAGCGAGTGTACTCACCTGTTTGGGTAAGGGCCTTCTTGTCCAGCGCTACTAGGTCGGTACTAGCGCAGCGTGGGCAGCGCACCTTGTCATCCTCGTAGTATGCTGCCACGTTAGGGTGGCCGATCATGTAAGGACGAAGCCGAAGGTACAGCAACTCAGTAGCAGGTACGTCGATGCAGTTGTACTTCTTCATGACCCGCCATGCTTTAGGGTTACCCTTCAAGCACTCGGTCCACAACTCCATACCCGGGAACTCTGAGTGAGCATACTTAGGGGTATCCGTAAGGTGCTTGCTCAACCACTCCAGCCTATTGCTTGTGAACTTAGCCACCTCCCGCGCTGCCAGCAAGGTGTCGATAACCTTGATGGGTGGCAGAGGCATCATGCCTGCTTCGATGAAGCGGGCATTGATCTTCTTCATGTCAAAGGCTTTGCCGTTCTGGGTGATAACGATATCTACATCGCTGAGGTCAGCGTGTAGTCTCTTTAGTAAATCGCTATCATCCCGTGGGTCCGCCTTGTCACTCGTGTCGAAGTAAGTAACTTTTTTTTTACCTAGCTCTTTCAAGCAATAGGATAAGATGCTCCACTCGGTGACGATCTGGTTCAAGCCAATGTTAACCTTGAACAAGGACCAGACGTAAGCAACGATTGGACTAGTCTCGATGTCAAGTGTGACTATCTTAGGGCCCGCCATTACTGGCAACTTTCACAAGTGCTATCCCCTGACTGGTCCCGGCTACACACCAAGGGTGCGTCACTCTCAAAGTCTAGCTCAAGTTGCGGGCCGCTTACTAGCGGTCTTTGCTCGGGCAGCGGCGTTTCGTTTGATTCTTTTTTCGTCATCTGTTTTATGGGTGTTGTGAAGCAACCCAGTTTGGTTGGTTGAATGACGCTGCAAGTAACCTGCCACCCCCGATAAGAAGGCTGCTAGGTTAACCACACCGTAACGCTTGTAATTGTTCTCGACCTTACCAAGCAACGAGTTGCACCCAGCATGTAACGTAGCCCTGACCGCACCAGTTGCATGGTCGTGATCGAGGACTGGCTTAGACAATGACTGTTGGCATATCGCACAGCGATTGCTCTGTGCTAACGCTAACGCTTCCCGTGTCGTGGCTATCTCCGTTGACTTCAGCCGTCGCGGCGTTGATCCTGTTTGCGTCATAGACTCGTTCTCGTATTTCTAAATATGCCTTGTCAAACTCAGGCCCACCATCATCGAAGTAATGCAGGGGGCCACCGGGATTCATGCAATCATCCCAAGCACTAGGGTCCCGACGCATCCACAGTAAGCACGCTTGCTCCATCATCTCGACTAGCCAGCGATCACCATAGAAGCTACGGTAAAGCTCGGCCACTCTAAGGTGCAGCAACTGCTCATCGGCCAGTAGCTTACCAGCAGTTACCTCCCCGACAGGCTTGAGCTTATCGTTAGGGTCAAGATACTTAGGCAACCCCGGGATGTTATCCGCTGTGTCGCCATGTAGCATCTGCAACCAGAACCACTTATGGCCGTACTGCTTCTCGTTAAAGACTGGATCAGTACCCGGCTGTACGGTATACGCCCGGTGGCTAACCCAGTCAAGGTGCATACCGGGTAGCATACGCATGTCCTTGTCTTGGGTATAGATCACTGCGCCCTCCGGGTTAGGGTAGACATAGAGGCCGAAGAGGTCGTCGGCTTCCGCCACTGCGGTACTTTCCACAGGCCACGGAAACTCCGGGCCTTCCATGTAGTCCCGCAAAGCCCGCCAGTTGGCTGGCCTACGGCTGTTAGCCCGCTGCCCTTGGTAGGGCTTGACTCTGGCAATAGCATAGCGATGGCCCTTGTGGCTACCGCTAGCTGTAAGAAGAACAACTACACGTTCAGCCCCCACTACTCGGGCAGCAGAAGCTACCTTATCGCGGAGAGCGGCACGGGCTAGGCCCGGGGCACTATCATCTTTACCTGCACAATAGTACGCCAGCCCGTCACCGTCAACGTATAGGGTACGAGAACGTACTACCGGTACTGAATTGCTCCCCATCGGGGAGTCAGCAGCAGCACTCGCTATGGCATTAGCGAATGCATTGGTCATACGATCCCGCCTAGGGCATCGTTAGCGGAGGAGGGGGCAGGTACTGCTGGCGCTGGGGGCGCATCCTCGCGCTCGTCTTCCTCGCCGGGCTCGGGGAGGTCGAGGGGCTGGCCCAAGCCCAGCAGTAGGGTGTGGATAGGGCTACCTTGGAAGTTCACCGCACTCTTGATGGCATTCTGAAAGACGTTCTTGCTCTTGGCCGGAGCAGTCACT